TGAGTATTGGGGGCAGTTAAAACCGCCCCCTTAACTCAGTTAATCTTCAGCTATCCTTACGGATTGTTGAAGTTTGCTACTGCACAACTTGTGCTTCCTGCCGCATGACTTAGACAAGCACCGAAAATCACGTCTGCTACGATTGATGTACTAAGGTAATCAATATCGTAACTCGACTGAACTCTCGGGCTTAGTTGCATCGCCATGTAAACCGCTTCCCGCTTGAACAGGGAAGCCGTCTCGTCGCCCGTACCGCCATCGTCGTCCCAATCTGTGGATACAAATGTTGGGACACCATAGACCATACCCACAGCACCCGAAGCGTTCGGGTTCTGAGCATCACCCCTTCTGGAAGCATCGTAGAAGTCCTGTAATGAGAGGGCACTCATATACGAAGCGGGGGAGCAATACAAGAAAGCATCTCCGTCCGTGTAAGAATGACCCGCATCAAGGAAACTTTGAAGTCCGCTTCTAATAAGGGCGGTGGTGAAGGTATTATCCGTACCCAGCGTTACATCATTCCCAGTAGCCGCTTGGATCACGCTTACCGCAATATAGTTCTCGACGAACTTTGCGATAGAATAACCCATGCTTTTCGCATACATACCAAAAAGGTCAGCATTTTCCTGGACCTTTACGATGTCGCCTATGCGTTTTGCTTCGTAGGCGTGTTGGTCTACAGAGAGATCAACCTTACCATCCGTGTTCGCACCATAGGTAACAGCCGAGCCAGAGGACAATGAAGCCGCTGTCTCTTCGGTTACTTTTGGAACGTGGATAGTATCGCCACCTGCCGAAACCATGCTTGATAGATCGGTTACCTGATTACGTAACTGGAAAGCCCGTTCTGCATAATCAAGGATACCGTCTGACCACATTTCGGGAATGAAGTTGGCTGCAGTAGTTAATGTTACTTCTGCCATTTTTAATTCCTATTTCGTGTAACCCGCTACAATACCTGCCCAGTTGTCACGCCTTTCATCTTTACTCATCTCAGACATTTTCTTTGACGAGGTAGTTGAAACTCCTGCAACTGAGTTTTCAGTCTTGGCGGGTTTAGGTTTTAGAATTTTCCCATGAACTTTCCGCAGGGCGGGTGTTGGAAGTTCCTTGAAATCTTCCCGATCTTCCTCGGAAAAATCAGAGAGCAGTTCTTCTCGCATGGTAGCATCGTCAGCTTTCGCCCGTTCCACGATGGGTTCTAATTCAGCAATCTGTTTACCCCGCTCTTCAGCGAGTTCACGCCACTGGTCATTTTCTTCCATCTGTTTCTGCCTATCTACATCCATTTGCTTCTGAAGTTTGCCTAACTTCGTCTCTGCTTTCTGTGCCCGTTGCCGATACTTTTTGCTTTCTGCTATGAACTCGGCGTAATCCTCACCTGAAGTTGATTCCTGTACTTCTGGTTCTGGTGCTTGACTCTCCTGAGCCTCTTGAGTTTCTTCGGTCATGCTGACCTCCTGTTTGTTATATCTTAAATCTTATAGTTAAAAGGGGATGGTGGGAATCGAACCCACGCTTATATTTAAAGGTATATATTAGATCCTGTCATCCCCCGATTTTGATGGTTGTTGTACCTGATACTTTTTTAAGTTTTCTATCTATCTGCCTTCCGTATTCATCCTCAATAAATTTTTCTATGTGTTTAGCAACAGGACGTTTATCAGCGGTGATTACTCTACCCCTTTTCGCTTGGCCTTCAATGATGTGCCCGAACGATGCCCAACCGATTGTCACTGAATCCCGTGTTGCATTTAAAACTTTTAAGTCCCCCATCGTATCATTCGTCAGTACAAAATTCGGCTTTCCTTTAGCGTGTGCTGTTGATTGACGTGGAATTAATCCTGATGACTTTCGTTCTGCATAATCTTTTGAATAGGCTTTGAAAGGGCGACCATATACATCTTTCCCTTTATTTATCGTCCAATCCTTAATTTTACCAACGACTTTATTACCGAGTTTCGTCCATTCGGATTTAGACCTCGGGATTATATCTGGTATTCCTTTAGCCACTTAATTGTTGAAGGGGAGTTTGTGGCGTTTGCCATTTCCCTTCATCCTGTTTTGATGTGATTCTATTCTTCGCTCCAGATTGATCTAACAATTCAGAAGAAGCAGCTTCGATAGCGGTCCACCTGTGGCGGCAATTAAATCCTCCACCATCCACGAATGAGCCAGGGTAAGATGATTCGATTTCATCCTGTGTTAATTTCCCTGCACTCGCCATCTCCAGACAAATATCCCGAGTCTTATCATCAACGGGGCCTTCGTAAATAAACTTCTGGCTTGATGGTAAGCCCCGAGCCATCTCAGCATTAACAGTACGGCTGAAAGTATTGAGGGATGTATTGACTAACGTCTTTGCATGGTCTGGCCTGACGATCTCCTTAAGGGCGTTGAGCATCTGAGTATCACTTGCCCCTGATAAAACTTTGCGTCCTAATTCCTGTTTGATAAGATTGGCTTGATACCCCGCTTGTTTCATAAAGGTCGCTTTATCAATGGCCACCATAGATTGCAACATTGGTTCTGTTACGGATCCATACATTTTCATGTTGGCGAGAACACCCGTTTCGTATCTCGCCATTAGATTATCGATGTCAGCTGCAAACCCCACATCTGATAAAATAAATTGTTCCATATCAATAGCGGATAAAGCGAGATAGATTTCATTGCTTACCAATCCTTGCTTTCTCATATCCACGATAGCGTTGACCAAAGAGACCTCCATAGCCTCTACCGCTTTGGCAAATTCAATACCTGCTATTTCTATTTCTTTTTGTACGTTAGGCAACTTGTCGTGCTAATGCTCCTAATAGTCCCTGCTGTTCTGTTGGGGGCGGCTGCGATTCTGTTTCGGCCTCACCAATCCGTTCGTCTATTTCTTCCTCGCTGGAATCAGGATTGTAATGCCTGAACCAATCTTTCTTTGTAGCCAAACCATTCGACCATTTCCACTCCCATTCTTCTCGTTCTTCTTTCGGGGATAGCGGGATGTGAGGCTCGGAGAAATTAACCGAATGCTCATCGCTTATACCGATACCGTTGGTCTCCAATATCACTTTGTCTAATTCAAATCTTTTACCTTCAAACTTTCGCCACCGTTCAAAGTCGGCCATCACAGCTTCGGTTAGATCGACCTCGAGGATCCGCTGATGCTCTCCCGATGTGGATCCTGACTCGCTACCCCATTTAACTTTAAGATGTAGAGCATGGGCTGTTGTCTCAACTATCCATCTCATGTTCTCCCTGATTTCATTCAATGAACCAGATGGCGATACGATGGAATAACTCGCCCCCTCTGGAAGAACTAATAATTTTGATACATCCATCTTGACACGCGTTGGTTCGTCGACTCCCGTCAAAACACTCTGCCCGAGACTTTGATACATATTTCCGAGCGATAGCTGAGTGCCGAATACGTTATAGAGCAGATTGGAATTGGCGATCATTTTCCCTTTGCCTGTACGCCACCATTCGTTACCCATCATTGGATAAAGATGACTCCAGACAATAGGAATAACCCCGTATGGATTAACGTCCTCTTCGTTAACGTGGATGATTGCTCCACCCTTAAGCATTTTGAAATGGGCATCGTTACTCCAGTAAACCCACTCCTGCTCATCCGTTTTAGAATTGCCGTGACTGAATAGGGGATAGATTATTCCGATAGGTGTTGGATTGCTACAAACGAACATAGGTTCGAAATCAGTAAGGATATGAGAATCTAATTTTTGACGTTCTTCATCGTAGAATCTTAACATGGCAACCGAACCTAATAGCCCCGTGAGCCTGTCAAGTTCAATCATGTCTTGGTCTAAGTCACCTACCACTTCATGGTAACGTTCATCAGCCTTCCGCTCTGGTGCGGTCTTATATGAAATGAAACGACCATCAATCAGCTTCTTGGTGATATTGACCGCCATAGGCGGTGCGTATTTGAGTGCATTACTATCGAACCACTTACGGGTCTCCCCCTCCAGATTCACGCCCTCATAGTAGTTCATCGAGTTGATTCTATCTTCTCTTTCCCTAACATGAGACTCATCTATCCAGTTCTTTATACTTGCTACAATCGCCTGTTCGCTTAAATCGGGAATAACCATCTACCAATACCTTTGTACTTCAATCGCCTCCCGTTTAACGATCGGAAACCTGTTAATAAAAAAATATCTCACCGCATCCATGCCGTGATCGTGTCGCCCATCCTTGAGTGGGTCGTCCTTAAGCATTTGATTCTCTCTCTTCTCAGGATAGCGGTAGTTCTCAAAATCTTCTATAATGCCTTTGCACTTGTCCGAGACGAATAGCCTTGTCTTCCCTTCTGCGTTCTCGAGATACGATCTAACCAGATCAACACCTGAAGCGACGGAGCGACTGACCTTGTCCTTTCTAAATCGCGGAAAGATGCCCTTTCTCTTAAAGATTTCAACGTCCCCGAGTCCTGATGTTGATTGGACTCCCGCACCTGCGGGGTCGCAATAGACGTGTAGAACGGGGTAATTCTTTGCAAGAATCCTATCAGCCAACTCTTCAGTCTTGATGTTGGTGTCGTGGATGATCTCATCTATGATGTGAATCTCAACGTCCCCATCCACCTTGCCAACCTGTAGCCAAGCAACAGAGGGCATACGGAAACCAAAATCAACAGAGCAATAAGTCTCCCAATCAGGGTTGAAATCATATCGACCAACGTGTACGTTTCTATCGAAGGGATAGACCTTTCCCGCAAATGAGGTGAACTGTGCAAGGTACTCCTGTTCAAAGGTCTCTTTGGTGAGTTCGTTCTTGAGGTCATTTATGTTATCCCTGAAGTACCTCGAACTTGTACTGGCGTGTTGCCAAGAGTCCCATTCTGGATAATCATCAGAGATGCCTCTCGAGTAGAGATCATATAACCAGTTGTATCCCCGAGGGGTTGACACGAATAACGCCCATCCTTGTCGGTCTGCGAGAGTGGGTCTGAGGTATTGCTCCCAAATAATTCTTGAAATAAGAGCGGCTTCATCAATGATAAGCCAATCAAGTCCCTCTCCGACAAGCCCTGTATCGGGTGAGTCGGCTGACTTGATCCAGACCTCTGCATTATTGATGAACTTGGCATAGAACAGTTGTCCGTTGATGACCTTCTTGGTGACTGTGGGGAGTTTGTATCTGAGGATAAGGTTTTCGTGAATCTCCCTGCCAATCTTATTAGCCAACTCATAAGAAGGTGCAACAATCCACCCACGACTATCTTCAGCAAAGATCGCCATCTCCGCTTCTCTTGCCGCTCCAAATGATTTTCCACTACGTCTGCCCTGTATGTTTACTCGAAATCTTTTTTTGCTGTTATGGATATTCCATTGGATAGACTCAGGCTCATATCCTATCCGCTTGAAGTAATCAGCTTTCAGGCTTGTATGCTTCTTTCACGACTTCCTTCCACTCGTCAGAAACTACGCTTCGCTCTATTGCTTTCCCCTCCGTCCTGTCAGCTATGAACTGAACCGCCCACGCTCTCCCATCAACAGCGAACCCGAACACCTTCCTCAATACCACCTCAAGCTTAGACAACCCATCAACCGAGCCTTCTTCTGAGCCGATCTTCCTGAGTAAGTCAGGGATTGATTGAACACCCTTTGGTCGCCCTTTGGGATTGCCTGATTTCCCCTTCTTAAATCCTTTGCCTGTGATTCCACCGTCCATTTGTCCGTTGCTCTACGTTGCTTTAACAACGTACGGATTCCATCCTCAAAGCTTCCTTCCCTGTAAATTCTTCCCATCTCTTAACAATCACATCGCAGTAATGCGGATCAATCTCCATGCCGTAACACTTACGGTTCGTCTTTTCACAAGCGATTAGCGTTGAACCAGATCCGAGGAAAACATCCAAAACATTGCTGCTTGTCTTTGTTTGTGGGACAATTAATTCTTGTAATAATTCGACAGGTTTCGGGCAAGTGTGGACTTCTCTAATCCCATCACCACGATTTGCTTTAATTTCAAATGTATCCCATTTATATTTTTCATTCACTTTTCCAAATATAAAAATCGGTTCACTTTTCCTTAAATGAAATGCACGTCCACCGCTTTGTTTTGTATTATCAAACCACACCATTTCATCATAAGGATTTTTAGAATACCAAAAAGGTTTATATTTCCACCCTGTTGTAATAATTACTATATCTGAAAAGGATTTAAGAACATTCCAAAATGATTCACAAAAATTGAGATATTCACTCCCTTGTTCGTCTCTATGGGAATTGTATTCGTAGCCTATGCCATAAGGTGGATCAGTAAAAACCATATCAACCTTCCCGCCATCCATCAATCTTTCAACATCTTCCTTCTTTGTCGCATCCCCGCACAGGACTCGATGTTCCCCCAAAAGCCACAAATCCCCTGCCTGAGTAACCGCTTCCTCAACTTCGGGAATTTCATCATCTTCAATCAGTCCTTCGGTGGGTTCATCCATCCAGAATTGGAGTTCATCTTCCGTGAACCCCCACTCTGTCAGTTCCCCCACATCAAAGTAATTCGCCAGAGCATCGTAATCCCACTCCCCTACATTACGATTCAGCCTGACGTTCAGTTCTTTCTCTTGGTTCAGATCAAGACTCAGTTCAACACAAGGGACTTTCTCAATCCCCATGTCTTTGGCTATTCTCAATCTTTGGTGTCCCCCGATCACGATATTCTCCCGATCTGGATGCTTGTTAATGATAACAGGATCAACCAGGCCAAACCTCTCCATTGAATCACGGAGACTCTTGTACTGGTCTTTGGTGAGTTGCCGAGGATTGTATTCGGCGAAGATTAATGATTCTACAGGATGGTAAACTGTTTTGAGTTGTCCATTCTCCATATATTTGAGGTAGCTACCTCGATTGAAGGGTGGTCGGTTTCCCGTCCCTTGAGAATACTATATGACGGTTGTCAAACCCTTACAGGTATCTCGGCTTTGAAGAAACGCCTGAAGAATATAGTGATCTGGCTCGTTCAACACTCTCAGGGCTAACCGAAAGTGTCTGAGCAATTTGTACATCTGAAAAGCCTAAAGTCATAAGATCAGATAATCTTTGGGGATTTATATAATCAAAAGGTGGTTTGGTTCGTTTCCCAATGTCCTCCTCGGGATCACCAAGAACATGAACATGTTCCTGCGTATCTTTGGAATCTCTTTGCGACAGGCTTGAGTGATTGGCTTCAACTTCCTGCCAATCCACATGATCCACTATTTCACGATCATAAACATCCTCACCATTTTTGCTTTTGTATTTAGATTCATATTCATCGACAATCTTTTCATAAGCTTCAATTTGTAATTGACCATAAACCCTTTCTTCTGCAGCATAACGATCAATACCGTAAATCTGCTGAATTGCACCTATTTCTGGATCATCTTCATCAAGGACAACATCTTCTATAGCATCCCGTAACTTCTGAGTTTCATCAGTCATCATGTCTCTCATAGTAGTCATCATGTCTCTCATAGTAGGTGAGAAATGGTGGGTATTTTGAGAGGGAAAAAGCTGTAAGTTAAAGAATATAGAGAGAAAAAAGTTTTTACAATGGTGGGTCAGGGTGGATATAGCCCCCTCTTTTTTAATGCCTTTATATGATCCCTCACTGTGCTTCTTGAAATCTCCATTATTTCGGCAATCTTTTCTTGAGTCCATCCCCAAGAACGAAAGATCAACACCATGACCTGTTTTACTGTAGGTGGGTTCTTCGGGTTGTAATCAATATCCGTAGCCGCATAGGGCGGCTTATTTGTGTTCCGCATCTATATCTCCCGCAAGATAGAGGTTATTTGTTCTTCAGCAATTCCTGTATTGTCAGTTGATCTCCTATCCAATCGTTCAGTCTCATATCTGCCCTCCACTTGCCTTTATGCTTGTAGATCAAAATGGAGGTCTTATCAACAGGGCAATCATTTTCAACCTGTTTGATCCATTGAGGGAGGACAAGGCTTTTGGTGTTCTTGATTTCAAAGTGATAGTTGTGAAGGTGGCTGTCAATGTCAATATCTATAATATCACCCTTAAAAGACAGCCCTCCTGAGTTCGGTGTCCTGCGACAATTCACTCCGAGGGTCTTGTTGATTATCTTGGCGACTTCCCTTTCGCCACGTTTTCCTTTAGCGTTAGCGTTCAGTCAAGTTATCCTTTCTCTCCCCTTTGAACAGGCGTAACAATACCTGGGCGGAGACTGTTTTATCAAAACGAGCCTTGCCTTTATAGGTTTACCACATTTTCTGCAACGAAATTTTGACATTTTTGTATATGGATAATGAACCCCCTTAAATTTCTTCAGCATCATTTCCCTCCCGATTCAAATAATTCATGCTGATCGAAACGTCTCTCAGCTATCTTTATGTATTCAGGATTGAGTTCAATCCCAATCCATTTACGGCCAAGTCTTTGAGCTACCCATCCTGTTGTCCCACTGCCGAAGAATGGATCTAAAACAATATCACCCTCACTACTACCAGCCTTGATACATAATTCAGGCAATTTGGGTGGAAATACGGCGAAATGGGCTTCTTTGTAAGGCTTGGTGTTGATTTTCCAGACAGATTTTTTGTTAGCATTTATCCCACAAATCGGATTTCCGTCTTTATCAAAGTAACCCTTATGCCCTTTTATTTTTAGACCATCACCAGCCATATTGCTTTGCCAATTTTTACCACCAACAGCTTTCATTGGTCCATTTGTTTTTTTCGGTACACGATCTGACCCTTTTTGATTATCTATATCCTGCAATAGTCTTGCGATTGATTCATCTTTCAACGGTGTCTTAATCGCATCCGCATCATAGAAATACTTGGCTGATTTGGTTAACAAAAATATATATTCGTGGGATTTAGTACATCTATCTTGGACCGATTCAGGCATTGGATTAGGCTTATGCCAAATAATGTCCTGTCTTAAATACCATCCATCAGCCTGTAATGCGAAAGCAACACGCCACGGGATTCCAACAAGGTCTTTTGGTTTAAGCCCTTTGACATTAGTTGGTATACCAATTTTATCTTTATTTTTTGCTGGTTTACCAAATTCTGTATGTTTCTTGTAATACTCGCTATTTTTATTACCAGCCTTCCCACTTCCATTATAACTATCCCCCAAATTCA